CGAAGATACTCCTCATTGTAAAGAAGATTTCTTAAAATTAGAATTTCAACTTTGTCCATGTGGAATGTCAAATACGAAGGTTATACGTGTTTCATCACCGATGTTAACGGTTCCATGAGGTAGTTTGTTGTTGAACCAAAGAAGAGTTCCTGATTCAACAATGACAGTTTCTTTGCCACAGAAATATTGATACCTTCCAAGTATTGAAAGGTGATATCTGTTTCTGCTCAGATAGTATGTTCCTTCATCAATATGTGCTCCTACAATTTCATCAATAGGGAGTGAAAGAAAACCGCATCTATGAATGTCTGCATTCTTGAATTGCTTACGTATGATCTTTCGAATCTCACTATGATGAGAATAAGCAGGGGTTTTGATGTTGATCTCAGAGTCACCCACAAAGTCTTCCTTGTGCTTGACTCCACCCATTATAAGTTGAAGTGCGCTGGTTGGCAAGTCTGCAAATCCTCTATCAACTAAAGACTGGGAGTCCTTCAGATTTTTCTGATGGTCCCAGTCCTGTGGATATTTCTTTAGTTGTTCAATTACTTTCTTGACATTGATCTTCGTCTTCAGAATCTTGATGTTCTGGCCGCATCCACCATCCATCGTGGGGATCATCGTTGATGTGTTCATACTTTTCAGGATCCATAACTAAACTCCTCCCTTGCAATTGCATCCAGTTTCTCCATCACTTCTGGTGTGAAGTATGTTTCTGGATCTTTATAGATTGCCTTGGCATAGATTTTCTTACCATCTATCTCATAACGACCTGCAACATTTTTCCAGAGACCTCCCAGTTCACCCAACTCAAGAAGACCATAATATCGATCAAGACCACGCTCATCGTAATAAAGACGTATAGTAACATCCTTGTTCTCCTTACTTAAACGTGACTTGTGAGTCTTAGCCTTAATAAGGTTTCCAATGACTTCTGTTCCATCCTTCTCTTTCTTCTTGCTGAGATAGATGATTGTACTTGCTGCATACTTGAGACCGCTGCCTCCTCCCATTTCCTTTGTAGGGACATAAGAACCAATGACATCATAGGTATGATTAGTGACGATTAGTGGAATTTTTGCCTGACCAAGTTTGAGTGTAAGCATACGGAATGCTCCCTTGACAAGTTGAGATTTGGTCATGTCCCGAACTTGCTTGTCATCTAGAGCATCACGAATCTCCTTCTCTGTAGAAAGCATACCCAGAGAGTCTAGCACAAACATACAGGGTTTGCGTTCTTCTTCAGATTTTTTCAAGTATATGTCTACTGCCTGTAGTGCTTTCTGTCTAAACTGTTCGATCGTAACAACATTGATAACAACCAATCGATTTAAGTCAATGCCACGACTTTTAAGAAGAGACTTATTAACTGCTGCTTCAGTGTCAAAGTACAAACAGTAACTACCAGGATTACTATCCAGAAAATTCTTAACCACAGCGAGACTAAAGAAAGTCTTGCCAGTAGAAGACTCCCCAGCAATGGCAGTAATCTTATTCCCAGAACAACCACCAAATATACTACCTGAAACGAGTCCGTTAAAAATGTACGAACCTGTGTCCACGAAAGTTTCTGTGTCGTCGATGTCTGATGCGAGTTGGGTGTAGTCATCTCCAATTTCTTTTACAATTTCTTTTAAAAAATCCATTAAATTACAAATCCAAATTCTTCACGGGCAATTTTTTTGTAAGGACCACCAGGGTTCTTATCACGAATATCTTTAATTTTATTCAATTTTTGATAGAGAGAAGTGTCTCCACCAAGTCTCAATGCACTTACAATAGTTGCAAGTTCTTTGTCGTTAATAGGGAGTTCCATTAGCAGAAAAATAATTCCAGATTTACAGTTTTTTCGACATTCCAACCAATAGCATCAAGAATTGCTTTCAGTGGTTCGACAAAGGACTTCTCAAATTGTAGATCATAGTCAATGTACTTGTCAAGGTTGAGTTCTTTAGGAAACTCTTGAATGAAAGAAATGATGTTTTCGTGGATGATGTTTGGTTTCTTTAAATAACAAAATTTAATCTTTTCTCCATTTTGTATAAGAGAATACTTATTAGTAAGTTTATTCTCTTTGATATAATGATTAAACAGTAATGCTCCACGACAATGAATTGGAGTTCCTTTAATATAAATGTCAGACGAAGATTTGTACTTTACCACATCAGATACAGAACGAGGGAATGATACTTGTTCTGGTGGGAGTTTTTTAAACTCATCACGACTTTTGTCAATAAAAGAAATCATATCATCCTCAGTCCCAGTCATGAGAATCTGAAAAGCATCCTTAAGCATCTTGCGACAGGGTGCTGGAGTTGATGATTTTACAGACTCAATACCCATAACTTTCAGTTTAGGTTCTGTATATGCAACTCCCTCACTATTCCACACATTGAGAATATATCGTTTCTTCGCAGTCCAGATACCACGGTCAGCAATGTTCTCACGCTTCATTTGCATTTTTTGGTCGTATGCCGAAACATAGTTTGCCAGGTTCTGGTAAGACTTCTCGATGAATGGTTCAAACTTATCTTCGCAGATCTTATCAAGTAATCCCACAATCGCAACCTTGTCGCCAGACTTAGCAGCAAAAAATTTATCAACAAGAGGTCCAAGGTTAAGATAAATTGAATCTGTGTCAGATGCAATTACGTAATCCTCGTCGATTGTAGACAACAGTTTATTTAGATACTCATTCATCTTCTGCTCAATCCAACGGATAGAGACTTGACCAGAAAGCGTAATCGCCTCCGCATTGGCCAGTTTATAGTACCTAAAATACTGATTACCGATAGCACCATAAGCAGAGTTGAGTGAAATCTTCTTAGCCATCTGGATATTGTTGCACCGTGCAATTTCCTTTTCCAGTTCTTTAGTAGGTGTCTTCTCATATTCTTGCTTTGCTTGAAGCATTCTCTTCTTAAATATTACACGATCTCCATACATCTTCTCCATGAGTTCTGGTAGGAACCCACGAACATCTTTACGGAACATTGCTCCATTAGCACACACCGCATTATCTTTATACAACTCAAAGTTTATTTCTTCATCAAGTATTCTATCAACTGTGGCCGTGGGATGACGTTCTTCAAGGAGTGTCTCCGGAGAGATATTATACTGCATGATAAGATGAGGGTAGAGAGAATTAAGGTCAAAAGACACAACCCAATCATACTTTCCTGGAATCGGTTCCTTAACGTAGGCTCCTGCGTATTTTTCATTTTTATCTGAACGAATCTTTGGGGGAATAACAATGTCACGTTTTTTTAGATAGTTATAAATTATATTATCCCACATACGAACTTGATAGAATACATCCGCATAGTTGACCTTGGCATCATATGCCATAGTCAATGCAAGTTCAATCAGTTTCATCTTGTCTTCCAGTCGGTCAACAAGTTCTACGTCAACGATATTATATTCAATAAACTTTTGCCAACCTTTCGTATAGAAATCTTTAAAGGTATCAAACTCAGAGTGGTCTAGTTTCTTTTGACCCAACTCAACTTCAGCTATGTAATCGAGACGATATGACTCTTGTGCCTTATATGTAAACTTCTTATACAAGTCAAGATAATCAAGTTGAGTCAATCCACCAACATCAAAACTAATTTGCTTTCTACCTTTAACATAGATTTCATTCTCTGTAACAAGACCCCAAGGTGAAAAACGTTTCATCAACTTCTCACCCAATACTCGATTGAGTCGTTTGCAGATATATGGAATATCAAATAATTGAACGTTCCACCCGGTCACGACATCAGGAACATCTTGCATCCAATGATTAATAAAGTGATTTAGAAGTTCTTGCTCCGAGGGACAATAATGATATATAACATTCTTCTGCTTGTTTATAAAAGGTTTAACTCCCCATGTAATAATATTCTTAGTCGTATAATCTTGAATAGTGATTGCAAGAATCTCTTCTGATGCAGATTCAACATCAGGAAATCCTTTTTCTGCAGTGGTCTCAATATCAAGAGTAACTAGTTTAATCTGACTGATGTCAAACTTGATTTCATTCTCTGGATATTTTTCCGAGATATATTGATAGATATATCGATCATTACCATAGATAGCAAATCCATCAATATCATCATAAGTTTTATAGAATTCACGACAATCCCTGACAGTACCAGGACGTACTTCTTCTACAGATTCTCCACTTAATGTTCTATACTTTGAATCTCTTTTAGATTTCACAAACAAAGTAGGGAAAAACTCATCTCTGTGTTCATACCTTCTACCATTCTCAACTCCCCGAACGAGGAACTGATTACCAATCAACTGAACATTAGTGTAGAAACGCATTACTTAGTTAACTCTTCGTACTTTTCAACTAGGGTGGGCATTGGTTCTGTAAGTGTTAAGATCTTATCAGAACTGATCATAAAAGTATCTTGACGAGAGACACTGAGCAACCATGGTTCCATTGTACCATCATCTTGCAACATATATGGGTTGGTCAGTTTGCAATCTGGTTCACCAACATCTGCTCCAATTTCATCAATTTGACTCACTAGGACTTTGTTGTTCGTCAGAACTATTGCTTTGATTGTTTTTTCCATGCTTTACGATGTCCTCAACATACATTTCGGTTAATTTGGCAGTAGGTTCTACCATTGTTACAACCCAATCCGATGGAACTGGGATATTTTCTTCTGCAGATAGTGGTATCCACGGAAACATAGATACTTCAAAACCTGCTTTTCTTCCTCGACCATCACTCTGATCATCAAGTGTATTAGGATCACGCATCTTAATGACACAGGGTTTATTTAGATAATAACCAACTACTCGTCGATCAGCATCTTCACCATATGCCATTTCACTGATGTCGGCGATCATGTCCTCACCAGACTTTAAAAGTAAAAGTTTAATTGTCATAATCGGATATTTTATCCATTATATTCTAGCAAGAAAAAAGAGGGGCGTCAACTGGATTTTGCCAGTTGCCCCTCTGCGGCGACGATATTCAATTTTATTTAGTACAGAGGATTACTTTTACAAAGTTTAGACACTCTTCTTAAGCATTCTTCTTTATTTCCTTCTTGCTCATAATTTTTTAATCGACTTGCAATGATATCAGCAACTTCAACAAGGTCGTTTTCATCAAACCCTCTAGTAGTAAGAGCAGCAGTGCCTAAACGTAATCCACTGGTAACAAAGGGAGACTCAGGATCAAAAGGAACTGTGTTTTTATTTGCAGTGATATTAATTTCACTCACAAGTTGATCAGCAAACTTACCTGTGATTCCTAGACTTCTCAAATCAAGTAGAACAATATGATTATCTGTTCCGTCAGACACAATATTGATACCATTTTCAATTAATCTACGACCAAGAGATTTTGCATTAGCAACAACTTGAAGACAATATTCTCTGAATTCTGGTTTAAGTGCCTCACCGAATGCAACTGCTTTTGCAGCAATCACATGTTCCAGTGGACCACCCTGAGTTCCTGGAAATACTGCCTTGTCCAATCTCTTACCCATCTCCACATCATTAGACATAATCAACCCACCTCTCGGACCTCTCAGAGTCTTATGAGTTGTTGTAGTAACTACATCTGCATATGGAATCGGTGATGGATGAACACCTGATGCAACCAATCCTGCAATGTGTGCAATGTCTGCTAATAGATATGATCCAACTTCATCAGCAATATTTCTAAACTTACTAAAATCAATTGTTCTAGTATATGCAGAGAACCCGCAGATGATAAGTTGTGGTTTACATTCCCTTGCAAGTTCTAATATTCTATCATAGTCCAGTCTACCAGTCTCATCAACTTCATAGTGGCAAACATTAAACCACTTACCCGACATATTAACTTTTGATCCGTGAGATAGATGACCTCCATGGGATAGATCAAGAGATAGAACAGTATCTCCTGGTTTCAAAAGAGCAAGGAATACAGCAGCATTTGCTTGTGCTCCACTATGAGGTTGGACATTTGCCCACTCTGCATTGAATAGTTTTTTTACTCGTTCTCTTGCTAGATCTTCAATT